TTCTTTTATAATATATAATGGTTCAAGTTGCTTTTTGTATTCCAAGCACAACAAATAAAAGAGATTGGAAAACAATTCATGAAACTTATTTATTAAAGATTTTATTGCCGACATTATCGGAAATGAAATCTGATTGTAATATTAAAGTATTTATTGGATATGATGAAGATGATAAAATTTATTCAGAACATCGAATTAATAAATATAAAGATATTGAAATAGATTGGACTTCTTTTGATTCTTCATTTAAAGGAAATCCAGTTGGGATTTGGAATGTACTTGCTGAAAAATCAATTAAAGCAGGTTTTGATTATTTAATGATTTTAGGTGATGATATAACAATTCCACAAGATAATTGGCTGGATAGATTTATAGTTAATTTAAATATTAGAGATAATATTGGATTTAGTGCAGGTTGGTCTAATAATAATAATATTCCAACACAATTTTTAATTAATAAAAAACATGTTGAAATATTTAATTGGGTTTATCCGCCATTATTAAAGAATTGGTTCTGTGATGATTTTATGTATAATATATATCCTTATAAATATAGATATTGGGATAAAGATGTTAAATTATTAAATATTGGTGGAGAACCAAGATATAATCCAAATAATGATAAAAACCTGTGCGATAGGTTGTTAAAAAGATATAAAAAAAATCTATGTAAATATATAAAATGAAAGTTTCTTTAATAACATTAACTAATTCAGGATATTTAGAATATACAAGGAACTGCATAAAATCATTAGAGAATATTGGTGTTGAAGGATTAAAAGTATATTGTATAGATGATGAAGCTTTTAATAATTTAGATTATAAAAATAAATTAAAAATAGATAATCCAAAAGAAGAACAAATTTCAGAATTTTATGAATTTAGAACTGGTGAAGAATGGGCGAAAATAATGTTTCAAAAATTTCGGATTATTCATAAAGAATTAAAAGAAAATGATTTTGTATTATTCACAGATGGAGATATTATTTTTAGAGATAAAAGATTTTATAGAGATTTATTAAATAGAATTGATGAAAATGATTTATTGATACAAAATGATAAACAGCATGATAATGATGATGGAGAATTATGTGCTGGATTTCAGTTTATTAAATCAAGTGAAAAAACAATTAATTTTTATGACCCAAATAGAATAACATTAGAAAAAATGGGTGAGTGCGACCAACCCTATATTAATGCTAATAAAAATAAATTAATATATGAAAAACTTCCATTAAGAAGATATCCAAATGGATTATATTTTCAAACACATAAAAATTATTCATATATGATTCATTATAATTATTTAGTAGGACATTCTAAAAAAGAAATGATGATTAAGGATAATAATTGGTTTATTTGATAACATAAAAAAATATATAATATTAATATAAATGAGTGAAAGTTCAGCACCAAAAATAAGAAAAATTATAGACCCTCCAAAACCTGATAATAAAGCAATACATCCTAATCTTCCTCAACCTCACGCACAAGTCCTTATGGTTATGCCGTGCAAATGTGGAAAAAGTACAATAGGCTCAAATTTAATAATGAACTCTGATTTTTATGGGTTAGATTATTTTGATATTCCGCCTATGGTTATATCAAACACAATAAATACGGATTTAACAAATAGATTCTTGAAGAAATGTTGTGATACATATGATAGATATGATGATTCTATTATTCATAATTTTGTAGCAAATCAAAAGAAACATGGTGAAGCACAAAACCAACCCAAAGCTTGTCTTTTTGTGGATGATTGCTTGGGAGATAAGACTTCTGCTTTGGATTCCATTAGTTCACGCTATCGCCATAGCAATATTCATTTAATGTTAATATCAACACAGTTATTTAGAAAAGTTAGTCCAGTAATTAGAGCAAATGCAACAAATATATTAATAGGAAAATTACAAAATGCTAGGGAACTTGATAAACTGGATGAAGAATATGGAGGAATGTTTAATGGAAAATTAAGAGATTTATATAATCAAGCAACTAAAAAGAAATATGATTTCTTACATTTAAATCTTCAAGAAAATCCAGCGGAAGCATGGATTAATTTTGAAAAAAAAATATATCCTATTAATAATAAAGAAGATGAGATTGATGAAGATAGTGAATGAAAATGATGATATTATTGATACTAGTAAAATAGAACATACAGAACAAAGATTTGCTGATATGTTTTTAGATAAAAATGATGTAGTACTAGAACTCGGAGCAAGATATGGTTCAGTTTCTTGTATTATATCAGATAAAACAAAAAGATGTGTTTCAGTTGAACCTGATGAAAGAGTTTGGAATGCGTTAACTAAAAATAAAATAAATAATAATTGTAATTTTGAAATTGTAAAAGGTTTTATATCCAATAAAAAAATGGAATTAGAATTTAATAAAGATGATGATTATGCCACAAGTTCTTGTGTTGTTGAAGAATCAAATATTCCAAGTTATACATTAGATGAAATAAAAGAAAAATATAATATAGATAAATTTAATGTTTTGATTATTGATGCAGAAGGTTTCATGGAACAATTTTTAAATGAAAATATAAATATATTAAATGATTTGAGATTAATAATGTATGAAGCCGACCAACCTCATAAATGCGATTATAAAAAAATAGAACAAATTTTATATGATAATAAATTTAGACCTAAAATCACAGGATTTCATAATGTTTATTTTAAAATATAATTATAAAAAAAAATATATTATATAAAATTATAAATAATGGATTTGTATGGAATGAGTGAGGCACTATCACAAGCAAACTCTTTCGCCCAGCATCAAGGTGAAACTCATGAAGCAGTTAGACAGCATAATCAAGATATTGATAAAGAAATTAATGATGCTAAAAATGTTGAAAAAGAACAAGAACAAGGTATTAGTTCAGAACAAATGCAGAAAGATGAAAATACTTTGATGGGACAAGTAGCATCAGGAATTGGTTTAAAAGGAGTTATTAAACCAGCAACAATAACTAAATCAGCTAAACAAGTTGAGAATGTAGTACAACAAGCAACAAATATTCCAAAAGTCCCAACCCCAGCAGACCCTGAATTTGCTAATGTTAACGCAGTTATGGATAATGAAAATTTATTGGCGAAAGGAACAGGTTCATTAACTTCTGAATTAGAAAGCGGACTTTCTAATGTTGTTAAAAAAGGAGGAGGATTTGTGGCAGATAGTTCTAAATTATTAGGAGGTGCTGGTGCTTTGATTGGCGGAGGTATGGCATTACAACAAGATATTGCTGGTGGAGTTAAAGGTTTTGAAAAAATGAACTGGGAAGATAAACTAGGAAATATGTTATCAATAGCAGGTTCAACCGCAGAATTAACTGGAATAGCAGTTCCAACCCCAGCATCATTAGGTTTAGAAGTTGCTGGTGGATTAGCTAGTTTAGTTGGAGGTGTATTTAGTGAAATAGGCGGTGCCATAGATGAAAAAACTCAAAAAGCACAAGCACAATCAAAACAAGCAATTCAAACGGCAAAATTACAAGGTGAAAAAATGGCACCGAAATCAACAGTTGGCACAGGTTCTTATGGAGGAATTGCAGGAGCATCTTTTGATTCATCTAAATTAATTACTGGTTCAGGAAGTTTTTAAAACTTTTTTTTATAAACTTTTTTTATTTATTTTTTATTTATTGAAAATTATTTTATAATATTAAATTATAAAATGAGTTTTTGGAGAGCAGACAACAAGATTCCTATTAAGCAAACTAAAACATCTATCGCATCAACTAATGGACTTGAATATGGAGCAGGTCAACTGATTCATATTGATATTCCACCCAGTACTAAATTTATAGACCCAAAAAATAGTTATCTCCAAGCAGATTTTAAGATTAAGCTTCCAGCAGGTCTTCCACCAACTCGTCTCCAATTAGACGGACAGATGGGCGGTCAGGTTTTAATCAGAGATTTGAGAATATATAGTTCAGTTGAGAATGGTGCTGTATTACTTGAAGAAATTCAGAATTACAATTCGATGTGTTCTGTAATTTATGATTATAATAAAGATGATTCTCTAATCAATAAAAGAGCTGTTGCTGGTGAAGGAACGACCACATATAAACCTCAACATAGAGGAACACTTGGAGGTCCTCGTTCTGTAATGACTGATATATCAACTAATCCATATTTTAAAGGTGCCGTAGCAGGTAATCAAACAACCGCATTCACAGATGCTGATTTCACAACTGCTAAATTAATGATTCCATTAAATTGTGGTATTTTCTCATCTGATAAAGTTTATCCAAATATCCTCACGGGCTTGCGTGTAGAGATATTACTTGAAGATGCTGATGTTTGTTTAAGACAATTAGATTCCGCACTTCAATTCAGTCATTTAACTCTCAATCCAATTTTTGATTCTGCTAATGGTTCATCAACAGGAAACAAAACTGATATTGCTAATGGCGATAGCATTACTAAATTTTATATAAGTAGAGATAATAGTCAATATAAACCTGAATTATGTCCTTTTGTTGTAGGAGAAGCAATTTCATTTGCTGATGGTTCACAAGATTCAGCACAATTTAATGATTCAGGAGGTAATCCAAAACAACCAAGAATTGCAAGTATTAATGCCTCTGCTAATGCATCAGGAGGAGATGGTCTTGTTGAGATTGTTTTAGATGATACTTATGATTTAATTTCAGCTTCCACAATTAATAATTCTTATTTTGTAGTTTCTGAATCTGTTATAGAACAAACATCATCTTATGGTGCGACATATACATTATCTAATGTAGAGATGATAGTTGGTGAACTAGACATGGGACCGAATTATGAAAATAGTATGATGAGGAAAATGAAAGAAGGCGGACAAATGGCACTTGATGTTTTATCTGTTAGTAATTATAAATATTCTCAACAAGCAAATGATGTTGTCGCCAATATTCGCTTGAATCTGGAACAAAGTCGGGCTCGTGCAATTTGGTGTTTGCCAACAGACCAAACAAATTACAATTCTAAACAAAGATTATCCGCACAAACAACTTATGATATTCAAGGAGTTGTTGATGGTGTAGGTACATCCAATTCCACAAGAAGCGGTTTAGTCGGAATATCCGATTCTATTTCATCGTATCAATTCTATTATGATGGAAAATTAAATCCAAGCAGAGCTGTGTCAACCTCTAAAATAGCATCTAAAAGCAGTATAGACGCACAGGTTCTAATTGAGAATGAGAAAAGTTTAGTTCAGGCAAATGTTCCAGCAAGGTCTTTCTCGGATTATAATAAAAACTTTTTCATATCTCGTGCTTTGGGATTAAATCAGCAAGTATATGATACTAGAAATAAAGATTTTAATATTCAAGTTAATTATTCAGGAACTCCAACTAAAAATAAATTATGGATGAATTTTGTTTGGCATCTCCGAAGAATCAATATTCGTGGGGATAATATTTCTGTTATTGTATAAAACTTTTAACTTTTTTTTTAAATTATATTTTAATATTTTTTTTATATTTTAATAAATTATAAAAATGTCTCGTGAATATCTTGATATCCGTCCCTCTAATTTAACGCCGAATGGAGTTGTAAGTTATAAATCAGGTCAACCAATTATTAAATTTGATATTGCAGAACAAGATGCCTTTTTATATGGAAATTCAGTCCGTATTTGTGGAAAATTAAAGATAACAAAGGATGGAGCAACAGTTCCAAGTGGAACTGATACTCTTGAAATTGATTCTCGTACAGGGATTTTTGGTATGGTTGATACTATTACTTTATCATCAACCAAGACCAAGCAAACCATAGAAACAATTCGCCATTACAACAGATTCATGAGTTCTTATCTTCCAGCAACAGCATCTAATCAGGATTTATTAGGTCATTTGTTCCAAGCAGGTTTAACTGTTCCATCTTCTGATACTTCAAAATTAGGTGTTGTATTTCAAGACAAAACTAATTCAAATGAGTTCTGTGTATATCTCCCAACAGGACTTCTCCAAAATGGAAAGCCAATTCCATTAAGTGCTGATACTATCGGAGGAATAACTATGGAAATTCACCTTGCTCCTCCATCTATGTTCTTATTTGATTCAACAGCAAATGCTGTTGGTAATAATTATACTAATGCTGATTATACATTAGAAGATTTAAAACTTGTTTGTGAAGTTGAAAAAATGACACCTGAAAATAAAATGTCCTCAAAGGTTAATGGATTTGAATATCAATCAATATCGAGTTATTATAGTACTATCAATAGCACAAATGCTATCCTCAATTATTCTCTTGGATTAAGTAGAGTTAGAAGTGTTTTCATGAATTTTATTAAATCATCTTATCTTAACAATCTTAACCAAAACTCTCTCCAAACTATTATGCCTATTAAATCAGCTGGTTCACAAGCATCTGCCAATCAAATAGTTTTCACTCGTGGAGGAGTTAGATTCCCTGATAATTTTAATCAAGATACTAACTATAAACAAGATTCTTCTGTTGAACCAGTAGACCCTGAATTAACTAGAAATTTCTTAAATGCTATTGTTCCATTTAGTAAAATTAATAGATGCCAAATCTCCCCAGTTAATACTAACAGAAACTGGACTGGAAATGATAATGATGTATTAAATGGAGGTTTAGTTTGGGGTCTAGGTGTTGCATATGATACATTAGGCTCTGATGGTGCTGATTTCAGCAACACTAATTGGGGATTACAATTAAATCTTGATTTAGATGATGATTCTCCAAATTCTGCTTTTGTTTTCGTCCATGCTAAAAATACATTATTATTTAGCGGTGCTGGAATCCAAGTAGTATCTTAAATTTTTTCTATGCTTATTTTTTATGAATTTTTTTTAAATTTTTATTATATTATTTAAATTATAATAAAAATGAGTGATGAAGGTATGCCAAAACAACTTCAAATGGGACAAGATGCTATTCCTGATTTGCTTCGTGTAGGTTCTATCCCTTCCAATACGGAAGCTAATGTTGATACTGATATTTTAGAACCAGTTATTTTTTCTGAATCTTTTATCAGATATCAATTAGTTAATAAAGGTTTTTTAAATCCTTATTCTAGATTAACTTTTCAGTTAGAAAATGTAAGTTCTCAATCAGGTTCTAATGTCCGCTCCTTCCTTCCAATTAATGTTGGTGTAGGTGCTATTATTAAATCTGCAAGATTAAAGATTGGAAATCAAACTATTCAAGAAATAGAAGATTTCACAGATTATTATGGTTATAAATCATTATTTGTTAATAATGAAGTACAAAAAGAAAGAGAACAATATTTATCAGGAAGATGTATGTCCCATAGTCAATTCTTTGAGGATACTGTTAGCATCGCAACTAATACTGATTTTAACATACACACTAATTTAGATAATGGTTTAGAATATATTAGCAACGCATCAGGACTAACAAGTGGACTATTAGCAAGAGAAATGAGTTTAATAGCAAGAAAAGGTGTTTTCTCTATTACACTTGAAGAGATTCTGCCAGTATTCCGCAATACTGCTTTTCCTTTATATATGCTTAATAATGATATGCCAGTCCAAATTGAACTTGAACTTCATTCTTCAACTGATGGCTCTCGTTATGGTATGAGTGGAGAATTAAATGGTTCAGGCAATAGAGTTAATAGTGATGTTCCTATTACATTAAATCGTAATGAATGCCGTATGATTGCTGATTATACAACATATTCCCAAGACCTCATGGATTCCTATGCTTCTAAAAATAAAAATATGAATTGGACTTTTATGGATTATCAGTTAACTAAATTAACACTAGCAAATTCAGGTGCTGGTGAAAATGTTATTCGTAATGTCGGAGGTGCTGGGCGACTAGTCCCAAGAATGTTTGTTGCAATTGCTGATGAATCTGTAAATCCATCTCACAGAATTTTAAATAAATATAGTTCCGAAGCTAATGCTTCAACTCCCACAGAATACGGACAACTAACTTCTAATATTAAAAAGAATGATAGATTCATATTTCCTATTGATAGAAGCAATACAGCACTTCATTTTCATGGTCTTGCTGATGCCGAAGGTATGGTTCCTTTTGTACTCCGTGATGAATATTCTCGTCAAGGCGGAAGAGTAGGTGATGAGTTCTTTGAACTCAATCCACAAAATACAAATCTAGAAGGCAAATTCTTTTATACAGCATATAAGATGCCTGATGGTGAGCGTGTAAATAGCAGAGGTTTAGAATTACATTCCAAGATGAAATCTCTTCCAGCTGGTGCTTATACTTTAAGATGCTATATTGAAGCAATTAAAGTTGCAACATTACAAGATGGTGTATTTAATTGTTATTATGCTTAAATTTATTATTATTAAATATCATTTAATTAAAGTGTCCTCAAAGTCCTCAAAGTCCTCAAAGTCCTCAAAAATATTTATGGTTTCCAAAAAAACAAATAATTCATTTTATAGAATTATAAAAAACAAAAACAAAAATATTGCCGAGAAAGTCAGGACATTTTGAGGACTTTGAGGACATCAAGGACACTCAATAAAATAATGAGGCTTTAAATTATTAATATTATATATTATAATTTCACTATGATATAAAGTTTCATCAAATGTATCAACAGGCAAAGATATAATAGATGAAATTTCAGGATATTCA